GGGCTGCTTGGTGTAACGGTTTAGTATCATCTTTCCCCCCGTATAGTCATGACGCGCCCCTCGTCTGCGAGACGCATAGTGCGTTCATCGTTGGCATCCTGATAGGTCGTGATGCCAATAACCGATGTGCTGCTCACCATGCAAGTCACGCTGTCGGCCAAAGCCTGTCTGGCAGCGATGCTGGATGCTGTACTGACTAGCACAACCTGGGCTGCGGACATCGCCCGTTGCGCGGCAACCCCGCAATACCCGGTCACCTGGATCAGATAGTCCGTGGCGCACTGAAGGGGTCGGAGCGCACTGTGCGCCACCGCACCGGAAACCACGATCTCGCACAGCGCGGACAGCGATACTCGCGCCGACATCAGCACGTTGTGAATGGTGGTGACGTGGATGGCGCTGGACAGCGCGGCGTAGGAGTGTAGTGCGGCGGAGCTGGTCACCTCCATCGACTGCCGGATGGTCAACAAACCGAACGGCGACCTGTTCCCAGCGCCGAGTTCTGCGCTGTTAAGTTCCCACGTGTTCATTTTTTTTATTCGAACGTCAGAACAAGCTCACCGGCCCCAACGAACGGGACATCAGACACGGCGAAAGTTTTTGGCGCCGGGAAAGCCCCGGAGAAGCGCAGGTTTCCCCCGGTGAGCGCGTCGTATATCCCCCAATGCGATACCTGCACCGAGTTCGCTGTGACGGCCGGAAAGGTAATCTGGTTGCTATTGCTGGTGGCGTTGCTGCTGCCAGTCGGCGCGGCCCATGCGCCAGTGGCGATCCGCGCGTACCAGCCTGCGCTAACCTCGTTGGCAGTCAGGTTGTTGTCCGTCGGGTCGGCGACGAACAGCGCCAGCCAACGGCTCACATAAGGGGTGACCAACTCGTCGGTGATGGTCTTCTGCGATTGGTACGTGGACATTCCGGCCATTGTGTTTGCTCCAATAAAAAGTGGTTACCCAGCGTTCCTGGGCGGTGTACCGCCCTGGTTCGATGTGTTCGGTGACGACAACACGTCGCCCTTGTGCTTGATGCCCAGCGCGTTTGCCACCAGGGCGTAGTACGACTGCGCCTTCTGGGCAGCCGCAGGGGTGTCCGCGTCCTTGCTCCAAGCTCGATAGCACACGTAGTCAAGCAGTACGTTGCCGTATATGTCGTCAAGACCGATGCTGCCACCCAGAATGCATTCCGCCGGAGCCGCCGAATAAATCATTTCAACATACACAGGTTGGGTTGCCGGAACGGGTGGGTAGGTGTAGAAGTGGCGCGGGTCGCGCTCGTCAAACATAAAGTGCCGTACCGGCGCGGTAGCGGCGTAAGCGTGCCAGTCTGGCATCATCGCGTCCAGGCTCTCGCGTTCGGTAACGCGCACCGCCCGTCCGGGGACAAGCCCGGTGGCTCCAAGATTTCGGACTACATCGAGCAGGCGGATTCCGGAAGCGGGAATCGTCTGTTTGGTTCCCGCCACGAGTAGCACCGGCGAGTTCACGGCGCCCGCTGCCGGGATGTTTAGCACCACCTCGCGCTGCCCGTCATTCAACCAGCGCAGCAGCTCTGGCTGGGTCCAGCGGATGTTGGTGGTGTCATTAAGCAGGTCGTTGGCGCGGGTGATTAGGGCGGCAACGGTAATGGGCATGGGGGTTCCTTATGTCGGTCAAGAAAAGCTGATTTGCTACCAGCAGGATTTGGTGCGTAGCGGCGCGCGGGACAATCCCTTGGCTGCGTCCACGTTGGCATTGGTGATGCCGTCGTTGAACTTGGCGCCATGGAATTGCGCAAGCGGCGGGTTTGACCACGGCACATTGGGCATGACCATCAAGCGCGCCTTTGCCCCTGCCGCGATGGTTTCCAGATGGGCCTCATAGACCACGCTGTTTATTCCGGTGGCGGTTCTCTTCGGCACCAGAGAGACGCTGCCGGTGATCGAGTAAGCTGCGCCTGGTAATCGCGCCAACATCACCGTGTTTGACGATGGCCGGAAGTAATATGCAGGCACGCCGGTAGACGTGCGCCATGTCGCGACGTTCTCATTCAGCCATTCCTCTGTTCGCGGCTCTATCTCGACGCCATCTCTGAACAGCGACAGGATCATGCTCACTGCAGCGCCGTTTTCCGGGGAATCCAGATCGTAGACAAGCGTATTGACCTCGGTACTGAACGCGTCTAGGTCTACCTTCCAGTAGTTCGTGCGCTTGCAGAGCTCGATGGCCGCATTGCGGACGGCGTTGATCGCCACGATATCCGGGCAGCCATGCACATCAGGTATCACTTCGGCCAAGAAGTCATTAAATAAAACAATCATTACGTTAATTGCTCAGATGGTTCTGGATTGCATCGCGGAGGGTATGCGCGCTGTTGCGGGCTGTGACATCCAGGCCCATTTCCTTTGCTATTTCCAGCAGTGCGGGCTTGTCCATTTCCATCAGGTCGATGACTTCTTCATCGTTGCCGATAAGCATGGGGCCGGGTGCGGCGGGTTGCGAGCCGTCGGCAGACACGAAGTTGCCGGTATCGATCAGGCTGGGTGCGTGCTTGTCGTCCACTTCGACAGTGCCGTCCGCGCCAATGGCGACGGCAACTCGCTTGTTGTTCTCGATCACGGTAACGCTACCGAATCCGCCGTCACGGCGCTTCGGAAAGGTGGCCTTGAGTTCCATGTGCTTCTCCCATAAAAAAAGGCCAGGATATCTCCCGGCCTTTTCGTTTTCGTCAAACCGCTTAGTTGGCGGCCTTGTAGCTCAGTTCGACCGTCAGCGTACCGGCTGCGGCAGTAGCTGGGATAACCGCAACCACGAAGCCGACGATGCGATCAACCGAAGAGGCTGTTACCGATTTCAGGATGTCGTAAGCCGCCTTGCTGGCGTCGTGTGACGTGATAGCGGCAGTGCCGGACAGGGCCAGCGAATTGATCCACGCTGCGCCGCCGTCTGCTGCTGCGGTGGATACCGCGGTCTCTGCGGCATTGAGCAGGCCGAAATGCGCCGTGAATGCCGGGGTGCCGGTGTCCATATCGGTCGCGCCGACGGTGTAGCCAACAGGCACGCACCCAGCAGGAAGGGTGAAGAACTGCCACACGTCGGCCAGGTCCATATCAGTGGCGGTTGCCAGCGACATGGATTCGTAGACGGTAATCACTTCTTTGCCAGCCGGCGCGGGCATCGGGATCTTGCCGTTGCAGTGATTGGTTTTCTTGGTTGTTGCCATGGTAAATCTCCTTGAATTGAGTGTGCGAACAAACGAAGCCGGGGTTAGCCGGCCTCATTCATTAAGCGTTGGGGTCAGCTGCGTAGGTGTCCAGCGCGATGGTGCCGAAATCGTAGTTCGTTCCGTTCACCGCGAAAGTACACTTGTCGATACCCAGGATGGAGTTGGAAGTGATGACGATCTGGTTATCACGGTCCTCCATTTCTTCCTGCCAGTTGAAGCGCAGGCCCGTACCGGGGGAGCCGAACGCCACCACGCCGGCCTGACGTCCCAGGAACAGCGCACGAGCGCCCGGTAGGTTTGCGCCGGAACCGGCATTGCTGCGGGTCACGACACTGGCGTGCTCATGCAGAACCACGTTGTTGTGCATGCCCAGACCACCCTTGAAGATCGGATTGTTGCGACCTTCGGCAGCGGCAGCGGCCTTCTGAATGGCAAGCCACTCGGAACCGGACGCGGTGCGCAGGCTGTGCGCCTGGAAGGGTGACATCACGCAAACGAAATGGTCCTCACCGTCCACCTTGATCGGTTGCAGCGCCGGGATGGGATTGCCGGCGGTGTCGGCGAATCCCGACTTGGCGCGAGCCACGCCACGGTCGATCAGTTCCAGCGCCATGATGTCGGACGAATTCAGCGACACAATTGAGGTGGCGTTGTTGGCGTACAGTTGGCGGTATGCGCTGGGCGCCTCGAAGGTGTTGCCGGCGTAGCCGACGAACCCCGTGCTCTCGATATAGTCGGTATTCGAGAAAACCGAAGCGCCGGCCGCCGTGGAGTCCAGCACGGTATCGCGCCCGCCACCGGAGAGGTACAGGAAGATCGCCTCATCAAACAGGCTGGCCCACCACTGAGCCTGCAGTGGCTTCTCGCTGTCGCGCAGTTCGTGCATGGTGCGCTTGCGGGACATGCGGCCGCCCAGGTTGGAGCCGCCACGCAACTGGTCGATGTAGATGCTGGCGGTAGCGAACTTGCGGTCCTCTTCCTGTCCGCGCAGCACGTTGTCGCCCTGGATCGGCTTCATGCGCTTGCGCAGGGCCAGATCGTAGGAAATCATTTCGCCCTTGTCGTTCGCCAGCTCGTTCAGGACAGTGATGCAGGCCATCGACTTGACGCCCTCGCCCATGAACTTGCGGGAAAAGTACGACTCTTTGCGTACGTCAATCGCCAGTTCAGCGGAATACCGCTTGACGGCCTTGGCATCGCCCAAACCAATTACTGTTGCTGCCATGATGGATCTCCTTCAATTAAGTCACTAATTTAAGGCCGCACTCATGCGCAACACTTTGGGCAATACGCCCGGTTTTACCGGCAATGCCGGGATTCTTTAAGCCGGTGGTCTGGCTGTTATTCCTTTTGCAGCCTGCGCGGCGCCGCTGTGCCGATTGACTTCCACGCGAACGTCGTCTGGCGCGTTCACCATCAGTCGCGCCAGTTGGCCGGACTTCTTTTGCAACGTCACGGTAGCCGGCCCGATGGTCATGGATTCGCCAACTTTGAGATCAAAAAAAGCGGCCATTGATTACGCCGCGCGATACCGCTCGCGCTCGGACTCAGATAGGCGGGACACCGCCTTTTCCAACTCCAGACCGTTCAGTCGGTCGATATGCGCAAACTCGTCCACGTCGCCGGTTTGAGGAATATCGGCGGCGGGAAGGTGAGCGAGGGTTTTTGGAACCACGGAAAGGTCTGGCTTGCGTAGATCTGGTTTGACGTCGGTCGGTTCAGATTTACTTGTGCCGAACCGAGCACGCACCATCTTGTCAGCTTCCTGCAAAATCCAAGAGCCTTTCTTGTCCGCGTTCTCAGGCGCATTCGCCAGGTCGATTACCGCAGCATTCAGCGCGGAATTCAATATCTTGTCCGAGTAGATCGCGTTTTCCTTGGCATCGAAGAACCGTTCCTGCTCCCAATCCCATCGGGCCTTTGCTGTCTGCTCGTTCCGTTCGCTGGCGATGTCGGCCTTTAGCTTCTGGTCACGCAACTCGCGCTCCTGGTCGATCAGCGCATCCTTCTGCGCTTCGTACTCGTCCAGGCCAAGATCACCCTCATTCAGCTTCGCGCGCAGATCGGATTTCTGGCCGGCGAGGGCTGCCATCTTGTCGTCATACCCTTCAACCGGGTTGACCGTGTACTGCGGCGAAAATGGTTCTTCGCGCTCGGCTTGTTCAGCATCGGCAGAAACGGTTTCGGTGGCAGTCGTCTCGGTATCGCCCGCTGAAATTTCTTCAGCCTCGCCCGCAATGGCCTCGACATTCGGCTGATCTTC